TAAAGCTAACTTGCAGTTGGCAGTATAAAAACGCAACTGCAAGTTGCATAACAAGAAAGGACAGAAAATGGCGTTAAAATATTGCCAAAGTCATAAGTGCCATACTTACGACACAAAGGACAGGAAACGAGGCTCGAAAGATAATCGAGTTAATCAAACTAGAAGAAGATCAACTCTCTATTATGGAAAGGGAAATTTTTGCTCAATGAATTGTTATAACGATTGGGCAGAAGATTTTATTGATAGAGCAGTAGATCAAATTAGTGGCAGACTACACGAACCAATGACATTAACAGAAGAAAATGCGTGGCGACGAGTTTGGAACCCAAATAGATATGATCGAGATTATAATAGGGTTGAAAGTCAACCTGATTATATTGAAAGGAATATGATTACCAATGAGGTAAGACCATTACAGAATACATAGTTTCATCTGTCCTTGATGATTTCCTAGTTTAGATTAATTCTAAACTAGGAAAAATTTTTTTGTTTTTTTTTTTTGGGTGGGCCCCCGCCCTAAGGCTACAAGCGATGGGTGGGCCCGCCCTATTAGGGTGGGCCCCCGCCCCATGGTTTCAAGCTGTGGATAAACTAAATTATTTTTAAACTAGCTATTGTAATTATAGGATTATCCTATATATCTATATCTGGATCCTGGCAGGTGATAACCTGTTAAGCCTGTCGCTCGAGCTATTAAAACAAAGCACGCCGGCTTCAACCCAGGGTCCAGATAACAGCTGGCGCGTCATTAGCTTAATCAGGGCCGACGGGACCTGGACGCGTGCACCGCCAGCATAACCAGAAAGAGGATAAATGAAACTACCGTTTAAAATAATGATGACAGACCCAAAGTCTAAGCACGCGCTGGAGACTGTAACTAATCCCTACAGCGGCCAGAGCTGCCAGCTGCCCCGGTACGCCGTGGCGGTCTATGATGTGATCAAGGGGGCTGAAGTAACAGGTGACGCGCAGCTAATGCGCAAGGGCCTGGACTGGTTCCAAAAACATTTTACCGATCAATATTATGTGTTGCTGGATTAACAGCAACGCACCCAGGGTGGGCCCGCCCCTGAAGCGTCAAGCTACAAGCGGGCCAGTTGACAAGCTCACAAGCTTAGAGTATAAGATTTTATAGGAGAAATTATGAATATAAAAGAAGCTAAAAAAATAATAGTATCATTATCGAAGCCGGACAAAATGCCGGGCTTTGCTTATGGTATACCAGCAGCGGAATGCAAGACGGGCGCGAAGCTCAGGCTCATTCCTAACAGCGTTTGCGCTGGCTGCTATGCGTTAAAAAATAACTATGTAAGATTTCCGGCAATTGTCCAGGCGCAATACAAAAGACTAGAATCAATTCAGGACCCGCGCTGGGTGGAGGCCATGGCCGTGGTGATTAACTCACAAGCTGTCAGCAAGCACAAAGTTTTTAGATGGCACGACTCAGGAGACGTTCAGGACCTGGACCACCTAAACAAAATTTTTGAGGTTTGCAGGTTAACGCCTGAGATGCAGCACTGGATGCCGACCCGGGAAGCATGGATCCGGGACCATCTGGAAGACTGTCCAAAGAATTTAATTATTAGATTATCAATGACTATGATCGATCAAGCAGCAGCTGGAAGCTGGCCGCACACATCGACGGTAGTTACCAGCGACGCAACCTGCCCGGCACCTGGTCAGGGCGGCAAGTGTTTAGATTGTCGAGCCTGCTGGTCCGATGGTGTAAGCAACATTGCATATGGTAAACATTAACATGACTCATCGATGGTATCACCCGAAATATTACGCAGAACTCAGGAAGCAGGGACGCAAGGTGGCAAGCTCTCAAGCTCCAGAACACAAGCCTTCAAGCCTTCCCTCAAAGGCTCAAGCTTCAAGCCTGAGTCCACAAGCTCCAGGATCCGAGCACCAGGGTACAAGCGTACAAGCTGGGGATCCGGGGAACAAGCAACAAGGATAAATGTATTTAAATTATGTTTCATGTGAAAGGCTATTTGGTGGGGTGAAAAGCGTATTTTGTTAACCGATGTTAACTTCAATTCTACTGTAAAAAAGGACCCACTAGGAGCATAACCCAATAGATCAGGGGTACCAAATAAAGCGCGGTTTTCCAACCTAGTCCATATAATTTTACTTTTAATTCCTTTAAGATCACGCCACAAATCCTTCTCTAATTTTATCAAGTTAACTTCAGCAGTTAATTAGAGTTTGCCTATGATCTTTGGCATCTTCCAAGTACCACCTCTTTTAAGTCCTTTTAGATTTAAAATGTGGGTGTCTCTATCACCAATCATTCGAGTTTCCAACAACTGAATTTCAATTAGGTCTAATTTTTCTCCGTTAGGTAATTCAAATTGAACTCTTGCATCTTGTGCGGCTGGTGACACTAGGAATTTGTCTAGATATTGTCTTAATTCTTTTGCTTTCATATATTGTGTTTATATAAGATATTATGTATAAAGCAAGCATGAGTCAAGAAATTGTCAAAAAGAAGGCAGCTTACCCTACAGAGCTTACAGAAATGCAGAGAAGATTCTGTGAGTATTTAATCATGAATGAGGGTAGAACTACCAGAACTGAAGCGGCTATCCATGCTGGATATAGCTCTAAATCTGCAGCACAAGAAGCAGCAGGGCTGATTCAGAATCCTAAGATTCAAAAATATTTACAGCATAGATCTAACGAAGTTAATAGAGCTTTTACTGTTACTAAAAACAACTATGTTAGAAGACAACAAGTGCTATCACAGAAGCTAGTTGATGATGGTAAGATAAAAGATGCAGCACCATTTGAACAATTAATAGGTAAAGCTACCGGTCAATTCGTAGAAACACACCTACACGGAAACTTAAATGAAATGGCTAAACAGGAAAAACTTGACGAAATAAAAAGGTTGAAGACTTTACAACAAGAACGCCTTAAGATATCGTCAGACTAATAATTTAGTCAACTTAACCACACACCCTTTCGGGAAAACATTCCTATCAGAAAATGAAATATCTTTATCTTCATATGAAGCGAACGTCCAAATACATTTGGACGTCTTTTTGTATATGTATGCGTGTGTTATCATTTTGCTGCATTCGAATTTATCAAATTCTTCGGCTGATGCATGCCCCGCATCCCCAGTTATATCGATCCACTCTATACGATAAAAATAATAAGTCTTCGGACCAATCTTAACGTGTCTGTATTTTGATTTCTTCTTTTTAGGCATAGTCTAGGTATATACTTCTATCAATGATTTTTAAATTTAAAAATGCAAATCATATGTGCGCGTCCCTTATTTTGTTGGTATTGCTAGCTTTTTTGATCATTTTAGTAAAATTGTATCTTTTGTAACCAATTGTATCCTGCTCCAGGATACAAATTTGAGCGAATAAGTGTTGGTATACAACACTTCTAACTTTTGTACCAATTGTAACCACTTTTTAAAAATATTTTTTTTATTTTTTGTTTTTGTTTTGAAAAGGGTATACAAAGGGTACAAATGAAATTAGTCAATGATTTACTATACTTTTTGATCATTTTTTGTATCTTGACCCTCTGGATCTCGGGTACAATTTTGGTGATATTGATCACATTTGCGCAAGAATGCATGTTGATAGCGTACGAATTCACGTCCAGACACCTCAAACTTCTGAAACATAAAATCTTTGGTGCACATTAGAATTACTCCAGATTGTATTTTGGTATTATAAACATAATTGTGGGCCATGCAATATGCCCCCAGCTGCTCAAAGTAGTCCTCAATCCACTCACGTCTCTTAGGTTTATTTGATTGCTTAAAGTCTATGATAGCCGGCTGGCCATCAAAGATCCCTACAACATCGGTAGCTCCTGCATACAACCCAGGATAGTATAACGTCACCTCTTGGCCCCATACCTCTTCCAGGTCCTTGAGCCCCGATTCTATAATCTTGGTAGCCATAGTCTCTGCCTGCACGCCCAGCGGTGTAAGGTCCTTGAGCCCTGTGCCATCAATATGATGTTCGAGGTACTTGTGCATAGCTGTACCACGCTCTGCAGCTAGATCTCGCGCAATGTCAGCGGTCTTAGGTCCTAATCTCTGTCGCCATGCCTCAAGACTTGCTTTCTTCTCGTCCGACTGGCACGCGGAAAGAATCGTCGTCACACTCGGCAACTTCTCTTCACGAATGTTATAGTGTCGTTTACCACCAACCAATGTTCGCATTGATCGTGGGTAGTCATATAATTTATTAAATTTAAAACCCATTACGGTCCACAATCTTTTTTAATTCGTCTTGATCCATTTCTTCTAATAACTCCTTTATACTTTTACTTTCAAAATAATCTTCTTTCTTTTTATTTTTAATCACTTGTGACTTATACTTAGATGTTCTTAACTCTTTCGCTACAGGATTCTTTTTAAATATCCTGTCATAACCTTCTCTGTATTTATCATCTGACGGTCTTGATCTACCGTCCCAGGGTCTATCTTTTTTTGTAGCCATAACCATCCTTTCTATTTTTATATAACTTACTCCATGACCATGAATTAATGGCGCCAGAGTAATGATATATTTTTTCTAATAAATATTTAATCATCTTTCATCCATTTTTTATACCATTTTAAATTAACTACGTTATTATAGTGTCGTTTGTTAGGCACGTCATCTAATACTTCCTTCGTATCTAAATTAACAAATACCAATTCAACACCTAACTTATCTTGTTCTTTAGTCGGAGTACGATTAACTTTCCAACCGTTTTTTGTTCGTAAACTCAATGACTTAACGTCAACAAGCATAATATTTCCGTCTTTATCCATCACTGCCATGTCAACTGGACCATGTTGAGATATATTATTAAATACATAGAACCCCTTTTCAATAAAAAATTCTTGGGCAATGAGTTCAGCTCGATCACCCTTGACGTGCTTCGTATTCCTTGGCATTTATTTTTTTATTTCGTCGGCTTTTACAATCGTAGCTTCTGCATGTCTCTTAAGTTGATTTAACTGTACAGAGTCAGCAACATTACCAGATACCGATATTCTAGTTACATCAGAATAAAATGGTGCAACGTAATGCTTCATCCACGCAGGAAATATAAACATATCTCCTTCTTTAGGAAGAATAGATTGATAGGTAATGGCCTGTCTGTTTCCATCTCCATAAAGAAAAGATAAACTTCCGGGTCCACCCGATTTACCTTTATATTGTTCTTGTTCTTTTTTTATTTCCTCTGGTATCTTTAAAAAGATTACAAAGGATAGTTGATCCGAATGATCGTGAGGTGGATTGAACTCATGTTGTTTCATATAATTAACCCACAATGCAGTTAGCATATACTCTGGTTTACGTTCGTACGGATCTGATTTCCATTTCTGAAAAGCAACATCATAGATACCCAAACATTGCGCAATTTCAGGTAAATAATCTTCTTTCTTTTTGTATTCATACTCACCTTTAATTATTCCTGCAAGTTTAGTTGTGTAGTCTAGGTTTTCTTTCCTAGCCTCTTCTGCACCTGTTAATAATCTATTTCTAAAATTATCAGATATTTTTAATTGGCAGACACAAGGCCCCCAATTAAGAACACCATACGTTACCTTTTCTTCAGTCTGAGTTGGTATCTTTGTTTCAGTCATGGTTTCCTTTTATTATTTTATAATTGTCATACTCTTCTTGAACACGTTCAATATCTTTGTGTAAGCCTATCTTATCTGCTTCAAGAGTTAATATGGCCTTACCTGCTTTACGACATTGTCGTTGCAAGTATTCTTTTTGTTTCTTCAACGCTTCGTTTTCGTCTCTGTATTTTCTTACTTCTTCATACAAAGCAACTTTCTCAGCTTTCAGAGTTTCTATTTGATACCCTGGATCTTTTGTTTTTTCTGTCATTGTATTCTATGTATCCCGTCCTTATCGATAACAATTCCATCGACATCTTCTGGGTATACTTCTCCTTCCGAATCACATACACCACACTGAGCGGTGACTTCTTCTTTCGCCAACCTATAAGGTATTCGTACAAACCCATTTCCTTTGCATGTTGGACATATTACTTTACTTTTCTTTGACTTTTCCATTTAGTTTCCTCGCTTTCTCATTTACTAAAATACTAATAGTTTGTGATCTACTTAGAACTGTGTCTGGTTGTATTACTTTCCTTATCTTATCAATGAGATCATATGTTTTGTGACTCAGTGATACGTTTTTGTATTTAGTTATATCTGTCATGTGATATACTCCTTTCTTTGTTTAAACATAATATGGGATTTATCTCATACATTACAATAGGTGTCAATGAAATTTTTATTAGCCTTATCAATTTGTTCAAGTGTAATAGGTGATTGCATGCCTCCATTCAATTGGCATGAAACTTTTAGAACTCATTATGAATGTGTTCAATTTGGGTACTCTGAATCCAGTAAAAAATTAAAAGAAATGGGCATTGAAGAAGTTAATAAATATGGTGTTGTTGTAAGTTTTACTTGCACTATAATTCCTGGAGTAAATTCTTAATTCATATACGGTGTACAGATCTGTGTGCACTGTACTGTACACCGTCCGGCTTTGGTCGCTACCCTTGCAGGTCATAGCTAACGTAAGTGACTTAGCGCGAAGCATTTGTATTGACGCCTACTCACCGGTAATCAATTTTGTATACACCCAATAAAATTGCCACTGTCATCATTCATGACGTGAGCATTAATAGGGTAGTCGTGATACGTTGTAAGTTTTAATCTTACTATATCACATAATTCAAAGAGGTTTAATTCTTTCACCACTAATGACATATGTTCCATCATCTGCTTTGTTAATGGAATTAATTGATACATTCCATCGTTGAATATTATGAGGTCCATTTGCAAACTCCTTTATTAATTTATACCAAAGCTTTTTGTACTTAGGGTCTTTAGTTTTTTCCCACATATTTGCGGCTTCATCTATTTTATTTTGCATTGTCCTCTTTCATGTCCATTCCAACTCTTGTACCAAATGAGATTATTTTCTTGATCCCTGGTCCCTGTAGCTCGATACTTGCATAAGGTCTCCATGCTTTCTTCATCAAGTTTAATTCTAATACAAGATTAGACCACTGCTTCTGTGTTATGTCTTTACCTACTATCGTTATCCTTTTCATTTATAAGTTGTATCCTTTCTTTAAGCGTGTTTACGTAATCAAGTTGTTTATTAACCATATCAAAGTATGGACCTGGATGATTTATATCATGCTCGGTTTGGATCAACCGCTTTAATTTTTGATCCGCAACTTCTAACAAACTCTTGTTATATTCTATTAGTTCTTTCATACCCTTAATATAGGATATTATGTTAGGTCTGTCAACGCCCTTGTCGATTATATTTTTTATAGCTTCTTTTTTTATTTTTATTCATACTAGAAAACTTAGGTTTTTTCCTCTGAGTTATACTAGTTTTTTTAGGTATTCTTTCGTGGGGTAGTTTATTTGCGTCAAACCTTGCTTTAGCCATTATTCAATCCACTCTTTTACAAAAGGCACACCACCATCATCACGCGCTGTTATCACAGGTAAGTAAGTTATCTTGCCATTAACATGTTGGTGTAGATCTGCACCACAATTCATACATCTATATAATTCAGGTGTTAATCCAACTAACATAGTTAACTCGGTGCATGTAGGGCATTCACCATTTACTATCTCTGCTGATACTTTCATTACTCCAGTATTAACTTTTTTATAGACAAAGATCCATCTATATTTTTTTCAAGTTCAGCCATAGATTTTATGCACTGATACTGCACTTGTTTTTTCGTATCACGCATTGCGACACGTTTGCCCTTTAAGCATTGAGACATTGACTCTTGTATTCTATGTTCCTTGATCTCTCCGTTGACAATCATAAGAAGAGCTACGATCAACTCTGTCATAATACTTTACCTTTGTTTGGTCCTTCTTTTATTCTGTACTTGTGTGTGCCTGTACCATTAATCTCTACTTCTTGTTTTAAATCTTTTTGTAGACGATTATTAATAAGAGTTCTTTTCATCTCAGAAATATAATCTAAAACTTTTCTACTAATGCGCCCCATTACCATTTGCTCTTACCTTATCTTTTAAATGTTCTATATCTTCTAAAGCTTTATCTAATTGTTCTCTTAAAAATTCTATGTTGACTTTGTTAGTCATGTTCATCTCTTGAGTTTCTTCCATTTTCTCTACGGACTTATAAAGATCCTCGATTAAAAAATGTTGCTCCTGGTCCGTGGGCACTTGCTCACTTTTCTTTAACAAATCATTTTCAAACAACTCACGTGATGTCTCTAACGATACCAACCTCGCAGTCAGCTCCGTATAAGCGAACACGCCCATTGCGACGAGCACGATCAGGCTAGCAACCGTCTTCATCGGCATCTGCACGCGTGCCTCTTCTCCGATATTGAGTGGTTTATCTCTCATCTAGGCACATACCCTGGTTCCACAAAAAGAGCCATTATGACAAGTAATATAATTAATATTCCGGTGAAATAATAATTCATTCCTGGCCACCTCTAATGTCATAACTAGAATATAACGGCCCCTAACACAAAACCAACTGCAGCACAGATTATCTCTGTTCTGTAGTGTAATTGCCAGACCATAAATTTGTCTTTGTATTTATTTATCATTGTCTTCCTCCAAGTTTTTAAGATCATAGTCGTACATACCTTTTTCATGTTCGTCTGTAATCCATTTTGCAGAATTTTCTACGGAGTATATTTTATCTGTTACTAATCTATTAATCAAGGTTTTGTTTGGGTCCACTCCCATGGAAGGATCATATATTTTTAATCTATTATTTGGCTGTATTGCATAGTTTCCGTCCTCTAATTCTATAACGTGTCCACATTTATGCTGGTCCGGCTTCTCTGAATAACCAAAATTTAACTCGTTAAAATCTCCTGCGCACCAATCTATTGTAAATAAATATTTACCTTTTCTTTTTACTTTACGTCTAGATGTATATTGCATTGTACATCCTGCAATTTCATAAAAAGTTGTAACACTTACATTATAACTAAAACAATCCCACATAACTAATTCATCAAGTGGTAATTCTTTTACCCCAGGTTTAGTACAAAAAGCTGATATAGGTGCTCTCCACCATAGACCACCATCTTCCATTAAAAAATGAAACATAGGTACTCTGTTTGGTATAGAACTAAAACCAAATACACCTACTTCAAAATATTTATCGTGTGAGTCTTTTTGATCTCTTAGATAGTTACCTCGAACGTAACACTCTATTACAGGTATGTTTGCATTAAGATAAGCCATTAACTATTAATCTCCCCCCAATTGTCGCCCCATTCATAGTCAACTTTGTTTGGTACTTCTAGACTAACAGCATGCTCCATAATTTCAATTATCTTTTTTGCCTGTGCGTCATTCTCAATAGATAAATCTAACTCATCATGTATTTGAATATGTGGTATAATTCCTTCTTTATATAATTCTAACATAGATTTTTTTGTCATATCTGCTGCACTACCTTGAATTAATTTATTTAATGCTTTGTAAGTATATGCTCTTTTTATCCCTGGTCCGTGTTCCGCCAACGCATCTTCATGTGTCATAGCTTTATGCATACCGAAACTGTTTGGTTCCCATAGATGAAACCTACATAGTCTGCCAAGTAAAGTTCTTATCTGACCTCTGTCTTGCGCTCTGTTAGATGCTTTGTCCATCAGTTGTTTTACAAACGGTACTTTTGCGTGATATGTATTAAATAATTCTGCAGCTTTGTCTTTACTAACACCCAACTCTGCCTGAAGTTTAGCTTTACCCATACCATAAAATAATCCTAAGTTAATTGTTTTAGCTTGTGTTCTTGGTATCTCTGCCATGTCTGCAACAGTTTGGTGAAAGTCTGCGTCAGGATCTGATTCATAAGAATCAACTACATCATACACTGATGGTAATTTATATAATGCTGCGTAGTGTACAACAAGACGTGGTTCCTGTTGTGAATAGTCAAAGACTCCCCACTTACAACCTTCTTCTGGTATAAATAAAGATCTTATCTTAGGACCTAAGTCTTTGTTACGTGCTGGTATCTGCTGTAGATTAGGATTCTGATAAGAGAATCTTCCAGTCACTGTACCACCACCTGCATTTCTTAATTGGTTTATCTCTGCATGTATTCTACCTTTGTGTTCATAACGTAAAATAGAATCTATAAAAGTTGTATGCGCTTTGTTTACTTCTCTTGCCTTTGCAATCATATTTACAACAGGATGTTTATGTTCCTGTAAAAAGTTTTTTGTAAATGATGGTGCTTGTGTTTTTTCTGTTCTTTCAAATGGTATCTTTAAGTTCTCAAATACATCTGCTATACTACTTGCCGCCCATATCTGTGGACGTACATTAGTTTCTTTTTCTATCGCAGTTAATATATCTTGTTCTTCTTTTACTAAAGTTTTTTTAAGATTGTGTGCTCTTTCTACATCTACACGTACACCTTTAAATCTCATATCAACTAGACATGGAAATAAATCTGTTTCTAATTCCATAATAGATTGTAGGTCTTGTGATATAATTTCTTTTTTCATCTCTTGCCACAAACCATACGTTGCTTCTGCATCTCTTTCAGCATAGCTACCAACATTTAATGATGGCAATTTATACATTTCAGATTTTGGATCTATACCCCACTCAGCTGCTGCCTCTGCAAGTGCTGCTTCGTTTTTACCAAAACCATTGTACTTCCATGACAAACTATTTAAATCATATCTAAATCTATTTTCATCAGTCACAGCTGCCGCTATCATTGTGTCAACAATCATACCATTAATTGTTAGACCCATAGCTCTTATCCAACAAACATCATACATTGCATTGTGAAATATTTTTGTAGAGTTTGTTTTAAGAATATCTTTAAACCATTCTAAAACTTTCTTACGATCCATGTTACCACCACCCTCATGTGCAATAGGAAAGTATCCTTTGTAATGTGCAGTTGCTACAGCTATTCCTATAACTTCCCCATTACCTATTATAGATCCAGATCCTTTTTTAATTAAATCTGGGTCACGTGTTTCTAAGTCAATTGCAATTTCGTCAACTTCTCTTAAGTCTGGAAATTCTTTAGGTATAACCCATTCTGTTTGTGCACTAAAGGTAGGTATCTTCATCTTGTTTCCTTTTCATATACGTGATTAATTTGTATTTGTTTTGTTAGTTTATCTTTGTTGCTAAATGCATACAAAGCAGCGTCGTAGTTGTGTGGAAATATTTCCCAGTCAACTAGTCGTGGATATATTTCTAAATTAAACTTGTGTTTATCTATTTTAATAGTTTTTCTAATTACACTTCTTTTCATATTAAGTAACATAAAACTAATAGGCACGTAAACAAACCCATGTAATGTGGTATGTGATTATTTGGTTCCATAGTCCCTTTCTTTTATCATTTCTAAATAATGTATTGCTTTATCTATGTCTTCTATTCCCCCTTTGCGAGAATGTCTGCATATGTATTTTATAGCATTCCCTTCTGCAAAAAGCAATTTGTTCTTGTTTATAAACTCTGCCGGCTGTATTTTCATGTACATGTAATGAGTTCCCGAAACTTGTTTATGCAATGCTTTCGATGTCATAACCTTTGTCCTCCTGTTTAGCTGTCATTATATATAAATTTTGTTTTGTACGTGTGACTCCAACGTACCAAACTCTATGCTCTTCATCGTGTTTGTCTTCACTCTTGTCCACTGCTTCTCTTATTTTTTTTGTGTTATCTAAAATAATTAAAACATTTGTTGCTTCCCCACCTTTTGCTGCATGTATTGTAGACAGCCTTACTCTTGCAGGTTTAGATAATTGTTCTTCATTCCGTAACATTTCTCGGATGTACAAACATTCTTCATAGTCTTGTGTAAATACTTCGTACCACTCATTTGATTTATCTAAATCAAACTCTGCTAGATCATACATTCTTTCTTCTGTAGGGAAAGGATCTGGACTTTGTCCTGTCTGTTCTAAAACATCTTTTACTTCAGATAGAGATAGTAGATCTCCTTGTTGCCATCTAGTGTAATGTTTTACTGCTGTATACAATCTTGTCTTATAACTCTTTCTACCTTTTAGTTCAAAGTAAATAGCCATATCTTTTAAAACAGATTTTAGTTTATTTAATTTATCATTAGTTCTGGATAGAATTAACCAATCTCCTTCATACAAAGGTACATCTTCTATTGCCGTTATATATTCCACGGTCCCTGATTCCGGACGCGGTGCCCATGTTTTTTTAATACGCCTATCATCTGGTATGCGACTTAGTATTTGATCTGCAACAAATTGCACTTGTTGTGGCACCCTGTAAGATTGTGGCAAAATTATGTTTTTTGCAGGCTCATCTTGAAATCGTTGTACATCTGCACCTGCCCAGCCATAAATGGCTTGATCATCATCACCGGCTAGTATAACATGTTTAGAGTTTTTCTTAAGTATATCGTACATTTTCCACTGTATTGGCGATAAATCTTGTGCTTCGTCAATGAATATTACATCATATTTCGGACACAATTCGGCCACATTAAATTTTTCAATCATGTCGGTAAAGTCTACTAGACCATAAGCTTGTTTATAATTTTCTACTTCTTCTTTTAAAATCTGTAATAGATGTTTATCTATGTCTTCTGAATACATGTCGGTGTTGTATTCTTCTTCTACAGTTACATTCTTTATTCTTGCTGCATTAATTATATTAAAATATTCACTATCAGAATCTACAAAACCTGTCTTCTCTTCACCATTAGAATAAACTGTAACTTCTATTCCTAATTTACGACCTATGTCCTGGTAGTGTTCGTCTTGCATAACCTGAGCTTTCTTCATACCTAATTGTGTAAAAGCTAAAGAATGTAGAGTTCTAAAATGTTTTAGATCTTTTTTCTGAAATGCTGAGTGATAGTCTAACATTCTATCTACTGCTTCACCTGCAGCTTTAGTTGTAAATGCAAAGTATCCTATCTTATCAATAGGTGTCCCCAGTTTTAAAAATGTTTTAACATATCTTAATAACTTTGTTGTCTTACCTGTACCCGGTGGACCCAGTATTTTTCGAACAGCTTTCATTTATTTTGTCCTTTTATTATATGCTTTATTAAAGTAGTTGTAGGATTAAATTTATCATCAATGTGTGAACACCCTGTTAAGAGTGTTAAAATTATTAAATATTTTTTCATTACATTATCTCCGTATTATGTTTTAGTTTTGTATGATTTATAGTTACGTCTTTAAATTGTTCTATACTTATGCAAACTATGTTCTTCGTAGGTGTATTGTATTTATTTTTTACTGTGCTTGGATATCTTTTTTGTTCTAAAAATTGTATGTCACAATGTTTGTAGTTAGTTTTCATCATAACACCTGTTTTGTCCTCACCATGTTTCCAGTTTTTAGATTTTAGTTTGTCATAAAATTTATCAAACTTAAAGTATGCATAACCATCTTCTACTAATACTGTGCCAGATTTAAATGATGCATCGTTCATAGCTTTAGGTCCATTTATTTTTGCATGTAATACATCATGTAATTTTTCTCTTGGTGATGTACCTACTGGTGGATTAATTATTTTTTGTGTTTGGAATAACGCTTCTAAAACTGTTTGATCTTCTGGTGCTTTTATAATTGGTGGTGGAAACCCTGCAGCTTTTGCTATTGAGTTTCTACGTTTACGTTGGTCTGTTACATGTTCGATTGTTTTACAATGCACTGTTGCTTTACCAATGCCATCTGGTTTAGTAACGTCAAATTCATATTCTGGATCTGGTTCTATGTCTATCTTTCTTAAGTTTGTTAATACAGGATACTGTCCTTTTGATCCTGCTAGTATACCAAATTTCTTTTTAACACAGATACCTTTTTTACAAAAATCACTAATAGGACTTTGATTACAAGTGTAACCTTTTTCCGATCTGTTCCATGATCTTGTTTTTTGTTTTAATTTATTATCATCCCATGCGTTAGCGTGTTCTCTTGCAAAGTATTTTACTGGTGCATTTTTTACTTTCTGTTCCCAATTGTCTGGGTATTTCATTTTAACAAACACATGGTAGTTATACATAAATCTGTCTTTACCATCAAAATTAGATTGATTAGATATTTTAGATATCAATCCAAGACAAGGAGGCCCTTCAACAAAATCTTCATCTACGCCTTCCATAGATTGTTTTTCCATATCTTCTGTAATAGTTTTTAATTCATCTGCACTGGTTGTATTTGCATCTACAACTTTTATAAATTGTTCTAATGTAAAAAATGTACCATCAATATTAACGGCACGTCTTTCTCCGCCGTAGTATGGTAGATTAATAAATTGTCCTGGTTTTAAGATCCCTGTTTCCGGATCCTTTGTTAGTTGTGTTTGTTTCGGAAATATTTCACAGTCTGGTTTAAGATTAAATATAGGTAATAGGTTACTTAAGAATGATACAATAACTGTCGATTGTACAAATTCATTCATAAACAAATATAAATGTAGTCCGCCACTCTTAGACTCAACGGGCACTAATGGTAATTTATATTCTTGAATAGTTTCTAAATAAAATTTTTTGTCAAAGTCTTCATATTGTTTAGGGTCTACGTCTATGACCCCAAATACAGCAGTCCCTTTTTCATTAGTAGGCTGTATTCCAACAGATATGTTTCCGTTTAAATGTTCTTGATAAATTGCGTCAGTAAACTCTTCGTAGTTCCATCTGTATACAGGTTTCTTCTTACCACTTTCTGGATCAATAATAGCGTTAGTCCAATCTGCGATACCATACGCATGTCTATAGCCATTAAATATCTTTATATATTCTTGCATAATTATCCTGTCTACATGGGCCACTTAGTCTCCCAATTGGCCCATGCTGTGCACTTATTCTCTTAGAGAATTAGATAATGCTTTTACTTTCCGCTGGTTTTTCTTCACCATGCTTCGCTTTCACTGCACCCTTAGAGATGTTTTCAGAAAACGATTTAGCTTGTTGATAAAGACTTGCGTCAGTAATAGGACCAACTTTACTTACTTCCCAACCAAACCAAGTGCCTTTGTCATTAGACATTTGAGTAGTCTTTAGTTTGTAAATATGGCTAAAAGATGCCGGCGTATATAAACCGTTTTTACCTTTTAGTTTTATGCCCGACATCATTGAATTCCATTTTCTACTAATTTTTAATTGAGTAGATTTCATAGAGATCAACGCAGTCGATGGACTGTCTCCATTTATAATCACAAAATGCGATGCAGTCTTTTCAATATAATTACCATTTGGTAGTCTATCTTTATAGTTTGCATCTGCTTTTGTTTTGGACATGATATCAGAAGATGAATCATAGATTGCAACTGGTGCACCTGGTCCGTCTCCTCTATCTTTCCATTCGATGTACTCGAGTTTATAAAATGCAGGAATGACATCTAAGCCTTTCACTCCATCATACAACTCTCCAGTTACGGAATTAAAAATCATTCCGGGTTCTGCACCTTCAACATACTTACCATCACGTTTATTAACTTCTGGTGAAAGTTGTCCTAGGATTTTAAGAAAAGGTAAGGCAAGATCATCTTGACCTATTGAACCCAAACCTTTTGCTGCGTCTTCTTCAAACATGTTAGCCGGAAGAGGAGCAGACTTTTTTTCTGTTACTTCATTCATGGTTATTTATTCCTTGTTATTTTTGTTCTGTTGCTCGTGAACAGGTTAAATAAGTCAGAAGGCATATCGAGTCCAGCCTCAACACGCTCTCTGACTAGTGCTTTAAGTGTCATTGGTTCAACCTTTAGTTTCTGGATAGGTTCATACCCTTGACCTTGCGCAAGGACAGCGTATTGCTGTGCCTTGTTATCTTCGGAACGTCCAAAAGCAACGGTTACCTCATTTTTGATAAGATCACCCAGTCCGTTCTCACGAAGCCATTCGTATGCTTCTT